TCTTTCGCTAACAACAAAATCAAAAACTTCTTGAACTTGATTTTTAATATTATTATATTCAATTTCAGTATCGGCAAATAGCCTATCTACTTTATCTAAATAAATTAATATTTGATCAGGGTTAAAAGTTTTCGGTCTTAACTCTATGTATTTCGGTTGATTAGACATTAACCTAATTCTTGTTCATACATATCTGGGTTAAAGTCAGTTGGGTTTTCTTTCGCCCAATCTATCTCCTCTTTAGGACTATTAGGCAACTTATCATCAGTAAGCTGAATACCTTGCTTTGCTTGTTGATAGCTTTGTTGTTGCATAGTAGGTTGAGGTTGAGGAGTATAACTTTGTTTATTAAAATTATTATTTCCACCAAATGGCTTAACCATGAAATAGGTTATTTCTAACTCTAATCCATCTCCATATTTAGTTTGTTCTCCTTGTTGTATCTTACTACCCCACTTTAAAAGATGTCCTGATCGAACATACTCTTGAACTTGTGGTGTATTTAACCATATATTTATATCTTTTAGATCGTACATATTTTTAGTTAAAGTACATTTAAATTTAGCCTTATTAGATGAAGCTGTGTACTCCATTTTTGGGGCTTTGTTTCCTGTGCTATACATCTTTAATGTTAAACCACAGAATGGTAGTTGTCCTTGTTGTGTTTGTGTCATGTTTATCCTTATTGTTTCTTTTTTTGTTTTTGTTTATTTACTAATTTCTTCCAATCACTTAATTGTTTAGCATAATCATTTTCAAACTCTAATAATTGTTTACACAATTTAAAAGCTTTTAAATAATCATTCTTAACTTTAATTTTTCTAAAGTTAATTGGAAGACCTTTATCTTTAGGAATATTTATTAATCCTAAAAATTCTATTTTATAATCTGTACTATCCATTATCATTTTTCGATAAGCAGATATTTGAACAGGATAATTAGAATAGTCAATTGACTTTGATGTTTTAAAATCAATTAATCCTAACTTACCATTCATTTTACAAATTAAATCTACTGTTCCACATGTATCTAATTCTTGCGAATAATATGTTTTTTCAGTTTCTACAACTTCTATATTCATATTATCCCACCATTCTGTAAATTTAGGGAACATAGTTTTTAATGGTTCAGAGGTAGGTGCTACAGGATTTTTACCTAAAATATAATCTTCACAAAGTGTATGCATCATTGTTCCTATATTTGCATCTTTAATAGAAAGTTCTGCTACTTTTATTTTAAGTTTAGAAATGTAAGCTTCTATCTCATCAATAGGTTTTTTATCTTCTTGCATTTGCCATCTTAAAGCTTCTAATGGAAGTTTTTTCGCCCAACCTACAATTCCAGCTTTTCCAAATCTAGGGTCAATTACAGATGTGCAACCTGTCTTAACTTCACCATTAACTTTATATCTATATTTTTTTTCATTAGGGTTAAACTCTATTTCGTTACCATGTTTATCTATACTTATTTTTGTTGACATTTTTTTTCCTTTTCTAGTTTAATCGTTCAAATAATTGCGTTATGTCGTATTTATAATACTTACTTAATGCAAATAATTTAGCTGTTGTAGTTGTTATACCTTTTTCAAATTTATATAACCCATAAATTGTCTTAAAGTATATTTTATTATCTTGTACTACTGCTTCTGCAGTAATATCCTTTTTAAGTCTAATATGCTTAAATTTTAGACCTATTATTTGATCTAAAAGCTTGTGATTAGGTTTTTTCCTAAAATCCTCTATCATGCCCTTGATCATATAATCTGTTTTTATTTGTTTATTCATATTCTCTTTCTAGTTTAATACAGAATGTCCTCTATTAATAAGACACTTTCTGTAAATTGATTCATTTTGAGTTGTAGCAGTAGGGCTTGTTACCCAATAATTAATGCTTCCCCAAAATGAAGTATTACTATCTGCAACCATTTTACAATGTTGCAAATCGTTTGTTATTTCTTCTGCTTTCGATTTATTAAAAGTTCCACTTCTTCCAGCAGTATCAATTACAGGCTTATACGCACAAGCTTGTACGAATATAATTAAGCATAGCCATTTTTTCATATTTTTTCCTTTCTAGTTTTAACTTCCTTTTATATTCTTTTAATGTAGTTGCTTGAATCTTATCCATTAATTCATAAACTTCTACAAAGAATGGGTTATTATCTCCAAATGTCCATCTTCTCTTTAAAGATATTTTATTTATAAATTTAAGCCTTTGTTCCTTTAGTGACATTATGATCTCCTTTCTCTGCATTTTCTTTATCTAATAAAACTAATTCTTTTTCTATTTGATCTATTAACTTATCCAAATCTGATTTTAAATCATGATAAGTGACTAATCTTTCAATTAATCTTACCTTTTTAAATGAATAATTTATTTCTTTATCTAAACTCATATTATTACTCCTATTATTAAACCAACTACAAAACATAACCATTCTCGTCTATAATGTAGTTCTATTGCTTTCCAATCACTTTTAGTTTTGCCGAATATCAACATCTGTTGTCTCCTCTATTTTTCTTTGTCCTGTTTTATTATAACCACCTTTTAATTCTTCCTTAATAACTGATCTAGTATTCCAACCAAAAGGTATTTTGTAATCTTTAGGAAATACAAAAAGATGATATTGATTAGCTGTATCTACTAATCTATCCTCGTTAGGATAAATTTCTACTGCTTCACAATCTACACCTACTAACTCATTCTTAATTTGTTGTAAGTGTCTCCAATCATGAATTGAAGTTTTATCTCTATTCTTTATAGATATATAAGTCATTTGACCTTTAAGTTCTTTATCATGAATTTGCCAATCTGCTTGCTTACCTCTAAAAACCATAACTATATAAATATTGTTTTCGTAAGTATCGCAATCAAACATTTCGTGATAATATCTTTTTGCTTCTTTCCATGAAAATTTATGCTTTGTAAGATTATAAACAAAATCCTGACAATACTTAATTCTATCTTTCATGGGTAAGTCGTAAATCTCATGTATAGTTTTATGAAATTTATTCATTATTTTTTCTCCTTTAAGTTAAGCGAAAATGTTTTATCTTCAAACAATTCCGATTTTATTATTTGGCCTTTAGAGAACCAAATTCTAGTTGTTAAACCATAAATACTTTCATCATATAAATCCCATGTATTATCAAAAAGTTCTGGTTTAAGGCTCAAAAGATAATCTGAAAATTCTTCAACTGATTTGAATTCTTTAGTTACCTTTGTAGCTTCATTAATTATATTAACTTCTTTAGGTATGTTATGTTCACATATATCCATTATATTCTCCTTTAGTTAAGGGTGGCTTTTACACCACCCTATTTATTAATATTAAAATTTATTAGTTTGTCTTAATAATCCTTTGCTAAGATCATCTTCTGTAATTGCATCAACTGTTAAATCTGGATTTTCTTCTTTAAATGTTTGAACAGCTGAAATTAAAGAAATTAAGTTAGGTAGCCAAACTATTTGAGCACCTTTAGTTAAATCTTTATTAGAATAATAAATGTAAAATCTTCTATCTTTCATTATTTACTCTCCTTTCTAAACTCTATTTGTGATTCATGAAATACAGGGTATGATCTAAATTCGTTTTCTTTACCCTCTGATACCATTCTAGAAAGTTTGCAAACTGCTTTAGAACCTTTAATAACTTTTGCTTTAAGTTTTCTAGCTTGATTAAAAGTACAGAAACCACCTTTAAGATTAGTAGCTTCTAATTTTTCAAGATTTTTTCCTGAAAAAGTTTGTTTAGTATATATATTATAGTACATGTTTTTTTCTCCTTATTAGTTATTCACTAATTAATCATGATTTTCACAGATAAGTAAATAATTAATAAAGCCTATGTAATAACACTTTTAGCGTGTTATTTATTGATAAAGCAAAAATATTAATAAAAAGTAAATTAATTTGTATATACTTACACTAGAGTTTAAATAGATTGCAGATAATGATTAAATCGGATAAAAAAGAAATTGAGTGTATTCATTATGCTCCCTTTCTAGTTATAAATGGGGTAAGTTTCCGATTTTCTTACCCCACAAACTCACAGGAAAATAAATGGATAATAGAACAAGGATAGCTTCAATGCTTGTGGCTCATAGGTATGCTAAAAATTTAACTCAAACTAAAGTAAGTCAAAAGTTAGGAGTGACTTTTCAGCAAGTTCAAAAGTATGAGAGAATGATTAATAAAATAACATCAGATAAGTTAATAGAGTTCTGTAATGCTTTAGATGTAAGATTACAAACTTTTCAAGATGGCGACCCTTATCAAGTATTAGATGGTGCTGATATTTCTATTCTTAAAAAAGAAAAAGCTTTAAGCATTATTGAAAGTCTATCGGAAAGATTTGATAAGCCTTTATTATTAACTAAAGAAATGGAGATTACAAATGATCAAAGTTCAAGTAGATAAAGTATGGCTTGGAAAAGTAAGTGTTAGAGATTACATTTATAAAAAAGCTTTAAGAAAAAAGGAAAGTTTAGGCATAGTTCATGGTACAGAATATATGTGGATTCCTTACGAAAAGTTAAAATCTGCTAAATCTTACACAGAAGCTAGTTTTAAAAGCAAGTTTAATGGGAAAGAATATAGGCTTGTAGATTTTGATTGGAAACCTTATAAAGAAGATAATAGCAAACAGGAGAAATTATTATGAGTGGAGAAGAATTTTTAGATATTCCTAAAACTGATGAAACTCAACAATCTACACCTGAAGAAAATTATTTTTCAAGGTCTAAAAATCAATGGCTATTAGTTTCGGATATGTCCGATATGCATGTTCGGAGAGCATTTAAAAGATTGTTAAGAATGATTAGGCTAGGAACACTTATAGAGTTATCAGATTATGACCCTAAAAATGATGCCTTAATAAAAGAAGAAATATCTTATATTGAAAATCATCTTAACAAGATTAAGGATAAATTAAGTGACTGAACTTAAAGAAGAACACTTTGAGGTAATAGATAGAAATAGACATAGACGACATGAAGAAATGAAAAAACAAGATAAGATTAGATTCGATAAATTAAGACAGATCGGTTGCATAGCTTGTTTAAAAAGAGGTCTTTTTTCAGAGCCTGTAATACATCACATTAGGAACCATACAGGATTAGGTTTAAGACCACCACATACTGATACAATACCTTTATGCCCACAACATCATAATATGGGGAATGAATCAGTACACTTAAATAAAAAAAAGTTTTATTCATTGTACAAAAAAGAGTATGAACATAAAGAAAAAACAAATCAAAAAAACAAACAACTAGAAAAGGAAGATATATTTTATGACAAAGGAAACGAATAAATTTCATGCATTACAATTATTTACAGATACATTTACTGCTGAAACTGTCCATTTAACTAACGAAGCTATAGGAATATATATTAGACTATTAAGCTTTGCATGGACTAAAAATGCTAAACCCTTTACTACTGAAAATGCTTATAGAATTTGTCAATGTAAAACAGATGATTGTTGTATAAATGTCTATGAAGTTTTGCAAGAATTTTTTATATTAAATACAGAAGATAAAGAAAATCGTAATAAAAACACATGGACACAAAAAAGATTAATACATGAGCATGAGTATTTAACTAATAAATACAATGCTAGAGCAGAAGCTGGTAAAAAAGGGGGTCTAGCAAAACGAGATTTAGCTACAAGCAAAACTCAAGCACCTATACCTATACCTAAACCTATACCTAATGATAAATATGACCCTCAATTTGATCAAGCTTGGAAAGATTTATTTAAAAAAAGAGGTTCTAAATATAAGGCTCATGAAATATGGCTTAAATTGTGGAGTAAAGGAATATTAAAAGAAACTGACTTTCCTATGTTAATTAGTAGTTATAATTCTCAAATTAGAGAAATAGAGGATAATAAATTTATTCCTCATTTTTCTACTTGGTTATCTCAAAGAAGATGGGAAATTTCAGATGATGAAGAAAAAGTTCAAGATATAATTTCTAGGCTTAAAAAACTAGGATATATTCATTATGCTACAGATGGTACATTAGAGAAATTTAGTAAAGATGGTAAATATTATAAAATAGATAGATTAGATGAAAAATATCAGATTCAATTAGTTCAATGAAAGCTTTATTAAGAATATTTAGGTATTGCAGAATAAGAATAATTAAATTAAGTATTGAAAATAGACAACTTAAACTGCAAATAGAATATTTAAGAGCAACATTAAACAAAGATGAATATACAAAGCATTAAATATGGCAGAAAAAAGATTAAAATTAAATATGAAATACTAAAAAATTTATATGGATTTTATGAGCCTAATAAGAACTTGCTTGTATTTGATAAAAGGGTAAAAGGAATAAAGTTGTTTAATACAATAATGCACGAGTTATTTCACATAATAATTTATCAATCAGGAATAGATGTAAATAATAGGGGAGAGGAACCTATTGCACAAGCTATTGGAGATGGATATGAAAAAGTATTTAGACAAAATCCTAATTTATGGAACTCTTTAACTAAACTATTAAAAGGATAATATGGAAATTATAGAAATTGATATAAGTGAGATAAAACCTTATAAAGATAATCCTAGAGAAATTTCACAAGAAGCAGTTAAAAAAGTTAAAAATTCTATATCAGAATTTGGAAATAATCAACCTATCGTAATAGATCAAAATAATGTTATAGTTGTTGGTCATACTAGATGGAAAGCCCTTAAACAACTTAATAAAACTAAAGCTTTCGTAATTAAAAAACATTTTGATAAAAATAAAGCTATTGCTTATAGAATAATGGACAATAGATCAGGTGCTGAATCTCAATGGGATAAACAATTACTTATGTCCGAGTTGCAAGTTTTAAAAGATGATAAATTTAATTTAGATTTAACAGGATTTGATGCATTAGAACTTAAAGACATTATGCTAGATAAAGATTTATTTGAACCTACTGATAAAGATGATCAAGGAAAGCTAGATCAAGACACTAAAGAAATATGTCCTGAATGTGGCCAAGTTATAAATGGATAAAGGATTATTTATAGACTATTGTAGTTATGAAGCTTCTAAATATGCAGTATTAAATTATCATTATTCTAAAGCCATGCCATCTGGAAAATTAGTTAGATTTGGAGTGTGGGAAGATAAAGAATTTATAGGCTCGGTTTTATTTGGTTCTGGGGCTAATCCTAATATGTCTAAAGTAGTTAATCTTACACCTTATGAAGTGTGTGAATTAGTTAGAGTTGCTTTAAATAAGCATAAAAACCCTGTTTCTAAAATAGTTTCATTTTGTATGAAAAAGTTAAGAAAAGACTTTCCTAATATAAAAGCAGTAGTAAGCTATGCCGACCCTATACAAAATCATAAAGGAAAAATATATCAGGCTATGAATTGGCTATATTTAGGCGAAACTAAAACTGCTACTCACTATATGCTAGATGGTAAATTTTATCATTCTAGATCACTTAATCAAAAAAATAGAGAAAATGAGACATTTGATAGGAGTGCTTATGAAAAAGTTTATTTAAAAAAGTATAAATATATTTACTTATTTGATAAAGGATTAAAGAAACAACTAAATGAAACATTAAAACAATATATTGCGTAGGCTTTAGAAAGGCTAGATGGTACCCCCATTTAGATAGATGGTGCAATTCCAATCCCTACGCTCCACACTTGAAATTAAACTAAAAAAAGACATAATAAGCTATATGGCAAGACCACTTAAAAAAATAGACCCTGAAGCAGTAAAGAAATTAGCGCAATTACATTGTACTTTTGAAGAGATTGCAGAATTTTGTGAGGTTTCTACAAAGACTTTACAAAGGCATTATGTCCACCTTATAAAAAAGGGGCGAGAGATGGGCAGAATTAGTTTAAGGAGAGCACAATTTGAGAAAGCTTTATCAGGTAATGTTGTTATGCAGATATGGTTAGGAAAGCAACATTTAGATCAAAGAGATAAGATAGAGCAAACAAACTTTAATGAGCCTTTACCATTAATTATAAATGCTAAACCAGAAGAAATAGAAGATGTCAAAAAAAAGGGTAATGTCTTTGGTGCTGTAATAGAGTACACTAAAACAGAAAAAGGTACATCTATAGGAAGAAGACCTATAACTTCTACAATGAATAAAAATACTAGAAGACAAAAAGGTAAAGGGAAATATCGTGGACAAGGTAAATAAAAAATTTTAAGATATAAAACTTCAAATTACAAATATAATATGATATTTAGTTTTTTATGGCTAAATATAAAAACAGAACTGTTAAACTTAACAAACCTATGCGTGGAGATGTTAAGAAGTTTAAAGTCTTTGTAAAGAATAGAAAGACTGGCAGAGTAGTTAAAGTTAATTTTGGCGATAAGAAGCTATCTATTAAAAAGAATATTCCAGCTAGAAAAAGATCATTTATGGCAAGATTTAGACCTATACTTGCTAAAGCAAGAAGATCAGGCAAACAAATAAATACAACTCCTGTATATTGGGCAGTTAAATCATGGCAAAAAGGTTTTAAAATTTAATTTATGAGTATAAATATGAACTATTATTTTACAGGAATATTAATTATTCTATTCTGTTTATTATGTATGGTAGAACCAGCATATCCTGATAGTACACAAACGAATAATAGTGGTTCAAATACTGCAATTGAGGGTGGATATACCTCTACCTCTAGCACAACTTTTCAATCTGGGTCATCATCTAATACAACTACAAATTCTACTAGCAATAGCAATATTAAATCTGCACCCCCTACTGCTTCTGCACCCTCTTTTTCTGCTCAAAGTCAAGATGTATGTGCAACAGGAGTATCAGTAGGAATACAAACATTTGGTACAGGCTTCTCTGGTGGTAAAACTAATAGAGATATGAATTGTGAAAGAATTAAATTAGCAAAAGTTCTTTATGACTTTGGAATGAAAGTAGGAAGTGTGGCTTTATTATGTCAAGATGAAAGAGTATTTGAAGCTATGATTAATGCTGGCACACCTTGTCCTGTAGATGGTAAGATAGGTAAAGAAGCATTAAAGATTTGGAATAGATACGAATTTGAAAGACCAGATTATGAAACTTATGTAAAAAGAATTAAGAAAAGAGAAAAGATTGATAAGAAGATTAATAAAGCAGAAGCTAAAAAATTAGAATTACATACAAAATGACAAGGAAAACTAATACAATGTTAATAGGCTTATTAGGTACAATTCTAATGGGTTTAGCAACATGGACATTAGTAACACTTATGGAACTTCAAATTTTAGTGAATATGATTCAACAAGATTTAATAAGTATTGATAAACAATTCGGCAGAGTTTATAACTTTATAGATTCAGTAAGGAACTAATGATTTGGTTAATAATTTTTATAGGAGTAATGGCATATGCAGTATATCGTATCAATCGTTTTGCTAATGATATTAACCCTCGGAACTTCTTTAGCAGAAGAAAAGACGACAAATAATTTAATTACTAATGGTAATTTTGAAACAGGAAACTCTAATAGTTGGACTACTAATGGAGATGTTCAAGTATTAAATGATTGTTGTACTCTTAATAATGTTCCTAGCAATTACGATTTAGAGTTTGGAGATAGTGGTTCAATAGAGCAAGAATTTAATTTAAGTACAGATACAATTACACAAGATATGCTTAATAATGGAATTACATTAGATAGCACAGTAGAAGTACAGAATGGAGAATGTGGTGTATCTGGTTGTTGGGGTGGAAGTGGTGGAGCAGATTCATTTACAATAGTTCTTAAAATAAAAGATTCAGATGGCAATGTTCTTGCCACAAGTACAAAGATTAGAACAGATGTAACAGGAATTAATGGTGCTAACTTTACAGATACTTTAACCTATAATGGCCAAAACTCTAATTTAGGAAATCTTAACATAGCTGGAACTGATGCTAATGCTCCAGCAAATCTAGGTGGTGCTAATGTAGATAATATTTCTGTTACTATGACTTATGACGATACAGTTATTTCTAATGAGATTATTGAAGAATTAGAAAATGTATTTGAAGATTTAAAAGAAGAAATATTTGAAGAGTTAGAGTTTAAAGAAGAATTTACATTTAATGAAGAATTTACTTTTGAAGTAGTTCAAGCACCAGAAATTAAAGAAGAATTAGAAATAGAGCAAATAATTGAAGAGTTATCTATGCCTGAAAAAGAACCTGAAATAATGGAAGAAGCAGAAATCGTAGAAGAAGTTATTGAAGAAAAGCCAGAAGAAGAAGTTATTACAGAAGAAATAATTAAGGAAGCTAAAGAAGAAATGCCTGAAGAAATTAAAGAAGAAGCACCAGAACAAATGGCAAAAGAAAAAGAAGAAGAAATTATAGAAGAAACTAATGAAGAAACATCTACTAAAGAAGTTAAAACAAAGGTAGCAAGTAAGAAAACAAAGAAACCTAAAATAGATAAGATAATGGCAAAAGTAGATGAACAAATTAAAGATAGTGCTAAAAATTTAGTTATTAAAAATATAATTAAATTAGATGCTATGCAGAATGATCAAGCTTCTCTAGTAGCTTATAATAATACAGAGTTTTATAAGCCTAAAGATATTTATTTGAATCAGATAGAGATATTTGATAATAGGTCTATATATGCTAATATTGATTTAGTTAAATATACTGCTAATGATATAATGGAAGTTAAGATAAAAAAACTAAATGAAATTAAGTCTAAAAAAAGGCTATTACTTTTAGAATTACAGGAGTTAAAACAATGATAAAAAAGATACAAGACAATTTAACAAATATAGTAGTTGTATTAGGACTAATAGCTTCTATAGGTGCTGGATTTACAAAGTTTGCTAATATGGAATCAAGTATAGAGCAATTAAAAAATCAAACTGCACCAGATACTACAGGAATAGAAACTAATGGATTTGCTATAACAGATATTAATACAGATATAGCAGTAATAAAACAAAAGCTAGAAACACATGGCCATAATAATGATCATGCTCATGATAATACTGATATTAAAATTTTAAAAAAAGAAATAGAAGTTTTAAAGCTAGAGATACAAGAGTTAAAAGAAGCATCTAAAAATCCATTAAGCTAATGAAGTTTGTTTTAGCTTATACTATCTGCTCTGCAATTACAGGATTTTGTAATACACCAGCAATACACCCTGTTAAATTTGATACATGGACAGATTGCACTAAACATGGTGCAGTTGTAACTATAAAGGTAACTAACGAATTTAAAGAAAGATTTAACAAGGAAAAATTATACATTTCGTATTTCTGTAATGAACATAACCCTGACAAAACCACAACTTGAAGTAAATAATTCAAAAGCTAGATTTAGAGTATTAATAAGTGGTCGTAGATTTGGTAAAACATATTTATGTATTACTGAAATGATGAAGTATGCAACTCAAGTAAATAAAAAAATCTGGTATGTAGCACCTACATTTAAGATGGCTAAAGAAATCGTATGGTCTAAACTTAAAGAAATGTTATCTGAATTTAATTGGATAGAAAATATTAATGAATCTAATATGACTATTACTATTAAAAAAACAGGAAGTAAAATATCTTTAAAAGGTTGCGATGCATATGACAGTTTAAGAGGAGTAGGATTAGACTTTCTTATACTTGATGAGTTTGCAGATATTGAAGAGAAAGCTTGGACAGAGGTATTAAGGGCTTCTGTATCTGATACAGAGGGAGATGTACTTATGTGTGGTTCTCCTAAAGGTTATGGTAATTGGTCATACAGAATGTATCTTAAAGGACAAGATCAAGATAAAGAATGGGATAGTTTTCAAT